CATATTTACACCGATTGGTATTCTGGTTAATGGGTCACAGATTGTTAAAAAATTCGCACTAGGGTCAAGAGGCGGATAAAAAGTCGTGAATTCAAACTGAATATTAGAAAATTTACTCGTATTAAGTGCTCCAGTAGGTTGAAAGTTAAACGGGTCGGTATCTAAGCAAAAGTTATAACAATATAGTCCCGTAGGGGCATTACTAGGGGTTCGCACATATTTCTCTACAAAGTTATAAATGCCTACATCTAGTACATTCTCACGATACTTTCCATCTAACAAAATAGCCATATTTAATAATATACCACGTTGGTTATTTGCACTAAAAGGCTGTGTAACAAAAAGCCCGGTATTATTTGTAGTTAGCGTACTAAACCCTGGTCCTACAGGAACGGCACTACATGATACACTTATACCTCCATATATCCCATTATACTGGGTAGCAGGTGTAACAGGCGCGGGAATGATATTCACAGGCAAGTAGTTATATGGCCAGTTTGAATAGTTGCTCCACTGATTTCGCAAGTTAATATCACTTCGCTGAAAAAAGAACATCCAGCTACTTACCATCCCCAGCGTGTTTTCTAGCCATACGCGATGCGAACCTGTAACATTCTCGAAGTTCCATTCATATGCCGACTTGATTAGATATTTTTGTTCATTTGCAGCAAATGTCTTCGCTTCATCATTCGACAAAAACGCATAAGTACTAATTAAATGTATATCAGCATTCCAGTCTGATTGTGCACTATTATTATAGTCAGCTGCATTAAGACTCACACTTGGTGGTGACTGAAGAAAACGGTACAATTGCATATACTCTTCGGTATAATTTGGGCGAACTATTGGCCACCCATTCGCTGGGTCCTTCACATCGCGAATCGTATATAAATCATTGATGGGTCGCATCGTTACATCTATCTGTAACTGATTGTATTGAAGCGCAATTAAAGGAAACGCCATTTTGCTAGAAAGTGTAAACCACGCATTTATAGGTATATACAATCTACGACTTCGAATAGAAGGTTCCGACCCTTGAGCCAAATTAGTATAATACGCATTTGGATACATGTTTATTCTACCGTTTGAATTTCCTGGGTCATTTAACTCGGCAGTATTTCCAGTCATGTCGTCATAGAGCGCCTTCTTTACTCCTGAAAAATCGCGCTGCACTAATGCCAATAAATATTTACCCGTTAACACTTGCAATGTTTGTCCTCCAACTGATATTCTTATCTCTTTTATCATCTGTGTTCCTAAATTCTCAATCCATCGAAATTCGTATGGTGCCCAGTCTTTCACGCCGCATGTGGGATCTGGTGGATATATCGGGCTCCATATTGTCGGCAATGTAACTACAATATATGTGTCCATTAAAAGATCCGCATACCTTGGAACATAAAATGTAAACGTCGAATCTGTCGTTAGTCGAAGAGACCTTTGCCCGGTAAAATCGATTCTAAATTTTTGCATACCAAAGTTTGTATACTTTGCATATGTTGCTTTAAAAAATGTTTTCTTAGGATTTCCATTTAATATCACATTTTGATTTCCATATGAGACAATATTTAGTAATCCCCCTGTCATTCTTTTTGTTTATATGTTATTATATGTTATTATATATTATTATATGTTATTATATATTATTATATGTTATTATATATTATTATATATATTTAACATATTAATAATTTTTAACAAGTTTTTTATATATATAATTAATATCATTGTATAATTAATATCATTATATAATAGTATATAATAGTATATATTAACATTAAAAGTATGTCAGCACCAGGACAAGGACCAGCATCACCACCAGGAACTCCACAACCCGGTGGAGGTATTAACATTAATTTCTTACCTTCTACTGCTGCTATACGCAGTGTACTAACTTCGCAAGTTACACCAATGGCAATTCATTGGTTTGGCATGGCATTTGTCATAGTTGTATTGCTGTGGCTTATTACCTATGTTAGTACAAAAATTAATTTAGGAAAAACAAACTGTGATATTATTGCCGAAATCAATAAAAAATCCACTCCTACAAAAATAAACTCAAGATGGACTACATCTAGTTCGCCAGACTATGCAGGAAAAAATCTGCGAGACTTTTATATTAAAACCGCATACAACTGTTGTGCATCTGGTCAATTTAAAAGTGACTATGTTAGTATCTGTGCTCTGCAAAACGCCATTAAGCAAGGTGTGCGCTGTCTAGATTTTGAAATATTTTGTCTAGATAATATTCCCGTTGTAGGGGTTTCATCGGTTGACATAATTGGTGTAAAACAGAGTTATAATAGTCTGCCTGTTTCACATGTTCTAAAAGAGTTGAATAATATTGCATTCTCAGAAACAGCGGGAATATGTCCTAACCCGAAAGATCCCCTGCTCCTTCATTTCCGCATAAAGACGAACAATGTAAATATTCTTAATATATTAGCAAGCGAAATTGCTGAAAATTTGGGTGATAAGTTATTGCCGATTGAATATATGCGCGAATCCAATGGAACAAATATTACGCGACGCCCCATTAAAGATTTTATAGGAAGAGTCGTCATTATGGTGGAGAAAAGTAACTCTACGAATACAATGCCTATCTTGTACCAGTCTAAAAATATGTGGGAGCTTACAAATGTAACTACCAACTCCATTTTTATTCACTCAAAGCGATACATGGATATTAAAAATTCAAACGACCTCGAAACAATTACCAATTTTAACAAAGAAAATATTACGATTGTTTTGCCCGACTTATCCGTATCCAACACGAACTACGTTTCGACGGTTCCACAAGCCGTTGGATGTCAACTTATGGCTATGAATTTTCAAAATGTAGACCAGAATTTGCTCACATATAATGAGTTATTTGAAAAGGCAGAAAGTGCGTTTGTTCCAAAACCGAATGAACTTATACATGTGCCCGTATTTATCGATAAACCTAAACCTTTACCTGGTTTTCTTAGTTTTGCTGCGAAAGAAATATCTGGTCCTGGGAATGTCAAGATTAGCGCATAAAATATGTTATTTATTTTTTATATATTATTTAGTTTACTTTTACTATCCTATTTTATTATATCTTACTAATATAATAATATATACCATAGTAATATATACTATACTAACTTACCTATATTTATGAATAAAACCGATAGTGTCAAAAATAACCAAAATAACCCTTTAAATATTTTATACTATGAAAATCGCGAGTTAGAGTTGTTAAAAAATGCGATAAATATTGAAGCAAAAAAGCGTGGCGAGCGTATTGCAAAGAATCCGGTAATGAAGGACATCATATCCGTTCTTGAGAAGTTTATTCGCGATAAAAATCTCGTTTGTTATGGTGGAACTGCGATTAATAACATTCTTCCTCCTGTTGACCAATTTTATAACCGCGATTTAGAAATACCTGATTATGACTTTTTCTCACCAAATGCAATGAATGATGCAAAGGCTTTGGCTGATATTTACTTCAACCAAGGATTCTCCGACGTAGAAGCAAAAGCAGGTGTCCACTATGGTACATATAAAGTATTCGTCAATTTTTTTCAGATTGCCGATATTACACAACTAGATAGTAAACTATTTAGTAGTCTTAAAAAAAATGCTATTATTAAGGATGGTATTCGTTATTCACCGCCCAACTTTTTAAGAATGGCAATGTATTTGGAATTGTCGCGCCCTGGTGGTGATATTACGCGTTGGGAAAAAGTATTAAAGCGTTTAAACCTTCTTAATAAAAATTATCCACTCAAGGCGGAAATGTGTGACCCGGAAACATTTCGCCATTCTTTATCCGTGCGTTCAAAAACGAAGCAGTACTACTACCAAAAGGAAGTCGTACAAAATGTTATCAAGGATATTGTGTCAAGCGATAGTTTGGTTTACATAGGTGGTTATGCTAATGCACTTTATTCGCGTTATTTAAAAAATCGCGAAAAGATGTATATGAACGAAATACCAGAATTTGATTTATTGTCGAATACACCCGAAAAAACCGCCAAAAAAATAAAAGAAGAGTTGGAAAAAAAGGGAGTACTTAGTGTTAGCATTCAAACAAAACCGTCAATCCCAGAGTATTTATCTACACACTATGAAGTTAAAGTCGGGTCTCAAGCCATCGCTTATATTTATAAACCATTGGCATGTCATAGTTATAATACTATAAAGCTAGACGGTAAAATATTTCGCGTTGCTACTATTGACACGATGATGAGTTTTTATTTATTATTTTTATATGCAAACCGTCCATATTATAACCCACGACGAACTCTTTGCTTGTGTGAGTATCTGTTTAAAATACAACAGAATAATCGTCTTAAGATGCAAGGGTTATTGCGACGTTTTAGTATAACATGCTATGGTAAGCAAAAGACGCTAGAAGATATTCGAACAGAAAAATCAAAACAATATAAGAAACTTAAAACTAAAAAAAATAGCAACGAATATAATAAATGGTTTTTGCGTTATAATCCAGAGACGAATAAACAAAATAAGCCTGTTTCTAAAGTAAAGAAAACAAAGGAAGACTTAATAAATGAAGCAAAACTTGCATTAGAAGCAAAAGCAATTACATCTAAAGCAGTTATTGCTGAGATAGAAAAAATAAATAAGGCATCTAATAATGCATCTAATAAGGCATCTAATAAGGCATCTAATATGGAAAAAAATAAAATATCATTGTCGCAGTCGAGGTCAAGAAAATCTTCCAGATCGATTCGTTCTACAAATTATTTATCACGTGTGTTAATGAATAGGAAAAAAAATGTAAATGCTACTAAAAAAATAAATAAGAATAAGAATAAAGGTGATATTTCGGATGACCAGTTATTAGTTATTCAAAATGAATTTACTCCTTCTAAGATGGATATAAATATAACAGATGATAAACTTTATAATGAGTAAATATCACAAATATACAATAAAAAATAGTATTTATTATTGTATTTTTCATGAATCTCATGAATCTCATGAATCTCATACCACCTCATACTGCAACCGTATCTAATACTCTTGTGAGTCCAAAGTATCCTAGACCAAACAA